ACCTCAAAAACCACGGGGTGATTTATGCGAGGAAGGCCGCCAAAACCTATTGAGTTGACGCAGGCTCCGGCTATCGCTGGGGTGCCGGTAATGCCTCGCGGCATGGGCAAGGTCGCTAAGAAGAAGTGGGCCGAGGTCGTGGCCTTGCTCACGGACGCCGGGACGATTTCGCGGCTTGATGCGGACATGCTGGCGATGTACTGCGAGGCATTCGAGCGGCGACAGGCGGCGCTTGCGGAACTCGGACAGAATTACATTTTGACCGGCGACGGCGGGCACTACCAGAATCCGATTTTGCACGTCGCAAACAAGGCACTTGACCAGATGGTGAAGCTGTCGAAACTCCTGGGCCTGGACAAGAGCACGGCCGCGAAGATTGGCGGATTCACCAAGACAGCAGAGAAGAGAGGCATTGCGGCGAGGGACAGAACGAAGGGACCGCCGCCGCCTGACGAGCAGGTAGCGGGGACGATTGGCAAGGTCAGTTAGATATAGGCGGCGTGGAGTTATTCCGCGTTTCCGCCATGTGGTCCCTCTTTGCCCGAACTGTCACAGGGTCGAGCATCGGGGAAGGTTTGAAAAGTAAGTAACGGCGGCGCGGAAATTTCCGTGTCGCGGAAGCTGGCCTAGTCCGGAGCATTGGATGCGACGGTGCGGGGTCTAGCCACTCACACGACGCCGGCTAGGGCGACGCGGAATCCGCGCCGCCTTTTTTTTGTGCGTGTGCATGGATGAAGTGACAAAACAATGGGTCAGGAATCGCAGCGACGAAATCGCTGTTGCCAATGGCTGCCGGTTCGACGTGGAGCGAGGCCAAGAGGTTTGCGACTGGATCGAGCGGTATTGCAATCTTTATGAGGGGCAACGCGGGCCGATGGTGTTGGGAGACTGGCAGCGTGAAGCGACGATGCGGATATTTGGGTGGGTGAAGTGGAGTGCTCGCCTGGGTCGTTGGGTGCGGCGGTTTACAAGGGCAACGATTTTCATCCCGAAGAAAAACGGAAAGACGCCGACGGCTGCGGCGTGGGCTCTCTATCTGCTGGCTGGCGATGGCGAGCCAGGGCAGCATGTTTTCTTTGCGGCGGCGGACGGATCGCAAGCGAGGATTGCCGCGAAGCATGCGCTAGAGATGGTCAGGGCTTCGCCGGAACTGGACGAGGAACAGGGCGGCGAGATCGGCATCAACTTGACCGAAATGAAGCTGATGCACAGGCGATCCTTGAGCGACGCGAAGCCGATTTCGAGCGGCGACAATCGAGCGGCGAAAGCGAAACAGGGCCTAAACGGGTGCGTGATAATCGATGAGACGCATGTTGTTACGCGGTCGTTTATCTCGGAGTCGTCGCTAGACAAGGCAGGCGTCAGCCGTGATGAGCCGCTGCACATTGAGGTAAGCACGGCGGGCAAAGATCCTGATGGGTACGGCCGAAAGCAATACGAATACGGCAAACAGGTTGAGAGTGGAGAGAAAGAAGACCAGGCGTTTTTTTTCCTGTGCTATGAGGCACCGCAGCAGTTACGAGACGAGGACTTGGCGGCCGATCCTCTCAAGTTTGGTGCGATGGCCAATCCTACGTGGAGTAGGATTATTCAGCCAGAGGAATTTCTTGCGGATTACAATCGCTCGAAGCAGTCGTTGGCCGACCTTGCGGATTTCAAAACGTTCCGGCTGAACATTTGGCAACAAACGCTTTCGCCTTGGATACGCAGCGAAGATTGGGATTTGTGCCGTACGGAATTTTCAGTCGAGGACATGCAAGGGGCGTCTTGCTGTGCCGGGCTCGACTTGGCGATTACACGGGATATGTCGTCGCTGGCGTTTGTGTTTCCGATGGTGGAAGAAAGGTTCCGCGTTTTGGTGTATTGTTTTATGCCGGAGCGAGCCGTGCAGAAGTTGGCTATCAAGGTGCCTAGCGTCCTGGATTGGGTAAGTCGTGGGTTTATCATTGTGACGCCAGGAGAGACAACGGACTATCGGTTCATCCGGAGAAAATACGCTGAACTGGCTGGAACGTTCCGCATTACTCAGCTGATCTTTGACGAGCATTTTGCGGAACAGTTGACGGTAGAGATGGAGGAAGATACAGGCGTTGAACGGCTGAAGTTTCCGCAAACAATTGTGAGATTCAACGAGCCGACGCAGAATTTCGAGCGTGCGGTATTGGACCGGAAACTAGAACACAACGGCAACCCGGTGCTGACGTGGCAGATGGGTCATGTGAACATCAAGACGGACTTGAACGCGAACAAACGGCCGGTCAAGCCGGAGAATGCGGATCACAAAAAGATTGACGCTGTTGTTGCGTCTCTGATGGCGTTTGCGGGAGCAAGGCAGACGGACGGTGATGAGGACTGGTACAAAAACCGAGGCGGGTTGAGGGATTAACTTTGCGAAAATGGATTGCACGCAACGCCGCGGACATTGTTTTTTCCGGTGCGTTGGTTGGCTTGGGCGCCGGGTGCTGGTTGGCGTGGGCGCCGCTCGGCCTTATTGTTCCGTGCGGCATCGTTTGCGGCGTCATGGTGTTTGCTCGATTCGTTGGCCATCGGGGGGCGTCTGATGTTGAGTCTGATGATTCCGCGTCGTCGGGCGGTTAATATCGACGACGACCGGATGTGGAGCGATTTTCGCGGCGGCACCAAGACGATAGCCGGCGTCCATGTCAGCGAAGACGCGGCGTTGGCGTTCTCCACCGTTTTTCTCTGCACTCGGATCATCTCGGAGCCTATCGGGACGTTGCCGATTCGCGAGTATGAACGCAAGGACGGCGACGACCGATCCGAGGTCAAGGGCAGCAACGTCGCAATGCTGCTGAACTTCGCGCCTAATGAGGACATGACGGCAAGCGTGTTCCGGGAATCGCGGACGGCGCAGCAGTTGAATTGGAGCGGCGGCGGTTTCGCCGAGATTGTCAGACACCGGCGGACTGGTGAAGTAGTCGAGATGTGGCCGATTCACGCAAGCCGAGTCGAGCCGGACAAGACAGGTAAATTTGCCTATGCGGTTCGCGGGCCTGATGGCGAGGTAATCGGGATGCGGCGTGACGAAATGCTGCACGTCCCAGGGACGCTAAGCGACGATGGCATTTGGTCCAAGGGAATCATCCAATACGCGAGAGAGACAATCGGCGGCGCGTTGGCAACCGACCAGCATGGCTGGCAGTATTTCGGTAGCGGAGCGCAGCCAAAGGGTGTTGTTATGACGCCTGGGCTCAAGCAGCGAGAGGACCGGAGGGATTTCCGGAAAGAGTGGAAAGAGCTGCACGGCTCGCCAGATTCAAGCGAAGTCGTGATTCTGCCGAAAGAATCGAGCTACACGCCGATCACGGTAAGCAATCAGGACAACCAGTTTATCGAGAGTAGGGAATTTAACCGAAAGGTCATTTGCGAGCTATACCGCGTTCCTCTGTACATGATTTCGGAGCGGATTCCGGCCGGCGCCAACCTCGAAGCACAAGGCGCTGATTTCATCATGTACACGCTGTTTCCGTGGGTCAAGAAATGGGAGGAACAGCTAAACCGGAAGCTGCTACCGCGTGAAAAATGGGGTACGCACTTTTTCGAGCATGACTTCTCGTCTTTGCTTCGTGGCGATTTGCAGACGCGAATGAACTCCTACCGCGTAGGCATTTCGACCGGCGTGTTTACGATCAACCATTGTTTGCGACTGGAAAACTTGCCTGGCATCGGGCCGGCGGGCGACGTGCACTATGTCCCTGCGAATCTTGCGACGGCTGGGCAGATGGAGCACGGCAACCCGACGTTGGTTCCTGGCGGTGCCAAGCGTCCGCCTGGCAGCGATCACACCGGCTCGCCTGCGGATAACCCTCTCGACCACGATCCAAAAGCGTTTCATGAGTGGATGAAATCCATTCCGAAACTGGCCGCGCAGGAATTGCAATCGCAACTCGCCTCGATGGAATCCCGCCTGGACGACCGCAAGACTGAATGGCAGGACGTAGCGCGTTCGGTGCTTGAGGATACGCTGTCGCGAATGCTGCACAAGGAGGCGAATGCGGCACAGCGTGCGGCGGATGGCAAAAGCGATTTTGACGCATGGGCTCGCGAGTTCTACGCGAAGCACGAGACGATGCTTTCGAGCGCGTTGCGGCCGGCGTGCAATGCGCTGCGTGTCGCTGGGCTGCCTCGCTGGTGTGATTCGGCTGACCTTGCGGCGTGGTTGCGTTCGGCGTCAGAGCGCGAATTGATGGCGTCGTTTGACCGCGACACGCGCGAAGTGTTTGGCCGGAAATTGGCCGCATGGCCGACCGAACGTGCGGCGCAGCTGGCGGAAGCAATCATCCGGGGGGAAACATGATCGAGAGCTACAACAATTCGATTTGGCTGGCCGATGGCGTTCGGTTCGACCGATATTTGCGGCTGGCGATGGCGCGGCCATGTCCAAGTGCGGCCGAAGTTCGTTCGGCTCACAAGTCATGGTGTCAAGCGGCGGCCGACGTTGTGACTGTTGCGAGGCAGAGCGTAGGCAAATCCGACGTGCCGGATTCGCATGCGGAACTGACGCGGATAAACGCCGTGAAAGGCAAGATCGGCGTGATTCCGATCTACGGGCCAGTGGATCAGCGGACAAGCGGCGAGCTGGAAAAATCAGGAGGCACGCCGCTTGATTTTGTTTCGATGGCGTTCGATACGCTGATGGACAATCCGGCCGTGGGCGCGATCGTGCTCCGCATTGATTCGCCTGGAGGGTCGGTGTATGGCACGGAGGAACTGAGTAACAGGATTTTTGCGGCACGGGGGAGGAAGCCGATTTACGCCATTGCCGATTCGCTGGCGGCGTCGGCGGCTTATTGGATTGCGAGCTCGGCGGATATGATCGTAGCGACGCCGGGCGGCGACGTTGGCAGCGTCGGCGTCTACGTAATGCACGTTGACGAATCGGCGGCGATGGAAAAAGAGGGAGTGCGTGTTACGCTCGTTTCTGCCGGGCAGCACAAGACGGAATTTTCGCCTTACTCGCCTCTGTCGGCGACAGCGAAGGCCGAGGCGCAGGCGAGGGTTGACGGCACCTACGAGAAATTCCTTAACGCGCTCAAACGCAACCGAGGCACGTCAATCGAGAACGTGCGTGAGAACTACGGCAAAGGCCGGGTGCTTACGGCGGAGAAGGCGTTGGCCGCTGGCATGATTGACCGGGTGCTGTCCTTTGAGCAGTTGATAGGCAAGCTCGGCGGCTCGGCATCGGCGGCGTCTCGCGGGCCGTCGGCTGACTTCCTGCGTGCGAAGGCGCAGCATCACATGCGAGGGCGCAAATCATGAGGGCGACTATCCGCGTGTGCGGCGACAAAGAAGGCGAAGCGTCCACCGAGGCGCATATTGAGATTGCGCAATCGTGGGAATGGGTGACGCTGAAAGCCGATGCAAATTGGGAAGTCGATCTGTTCTCAATGCGGCCAAATGAGGCGCGGGTATTGGCGTTGGCGCTCAACGAAGCGGCGGCGCTTGCCGAAAACGCAAAGGGTAAGCAATGAACGGAATCCGCTGTCCGAAATGCGGCAACAACAAGACAGAGGTTGTCAAAACGATCCTGACGCCAGGTGAGAAAATACGGCATCGCCGTTGCCTGGTCTGTAAGAAATTCCCGATTCCGACAGTAGAAACGGTCAAGGTTGCCGGTAACTTATGTCGGTAATTACTCTTATTGGTACTTGCAAATGCACGCCGAATACGTCTAAAGTATCAACAGAACAAAAACTCAAATCTCGCCGCGAGCCGTTGCTCCACTGAGGCGAGATGAATCGGAAGCGCCGTTGCGTTTCTAGGCATCAGCAAAAAAAGCTGGTGACTGGTGACGCCACGGCGTTTTCTTTTTCCAGTCTCCGGCAAATCATTACGGAGACTGGACGTGAAAGAACTCCTCGCGAAGCTGGCAGCCATCGACGCTCAAATCGATGAGGTTTTGAAAGCCGAAGATTTCAACGACGAGAGCCGCAAGAAGCATGACGACCTGGTTGCGTCGCGTGCTCGCGTCGAGAGTCAAATCGAGCTGGCGAAAGCTGCGGCGGATCGTGCCGAGGCGAGGCAGAAGGCCGAGGCGGACGCGGACGCTGCTGCACACGCCAACGACATGCGGGACCGCACCATTACCCACAAGCGAAAGACCGCAACGGACACGCCTGGCAATTCGGTAGTTCACGCCGAGCCGAAGGACCAGAAGTTGTCGGCAACGTGGGGCTTCGACAATTTCGGCCAGTTCGCCAAGGAAGTCTACACCTCGCGGGTGAATCAGACGCATTCGACGCGAATCATGAACGCATTCAATCTGCACGGGAACGCCGCGGCTACGGGCATGGGCGAGGCGGTCGGCTCCGACGGCGGTTTTCTCGTTCCGCCTGAATTCTCAAGCAAGATTTTCGAGCGGATGTACTCGCCGTCCTCGCTCATTTCGATGACTGACACGTACACCGTCCAGGGAAATCAAATCACGTTTCCACGCCTTGAAGAATCGAGCCGCGCAACCGGCTCGCGATGGGGCGGCGTGCGGACGTATTGGCGCGGTGAAGGTTCGACGCCGACGGCATCCAAGCCGACGTATGGCCGATTCACGCTCACTCTGCACAAGCTCATCTCGATGGGCGTGATGACCGACGAACTAATCGAAGACGCGGGCGCCGCGTTGGAACAATACTTGTTCCGCAAGTTTGGCGAGGAAATCGATTTCGTCCTTGGCGATTCGCTCATCAACGGCACCGGCGCCGGGCAACCCTTGGGCGTTCTCAATTCCGATTGCGTTGTATCGGTGTCGAAGGAAACCGGGCAATCCGCCGCGACGATCAGCGCCACCAACATTCTCAAGATGTGGAGTCGGCTGTTTGCCGGCTGTCGCAGCAAATGCGTCTGGCTCATCAATCAGGACGTGGAGCCGCAGCTCAACTCCATGCAGATCGGCACCGGCGTCGCAAATCAAGTCGTCTACATGCCTCCGGGCGGACTGAGCCAGGCGCCATACGCGACGCTCATGGGGCGTCCTGTGATGCCTGTGGAATTCTGCGCGACGCTCGGCACGGTCGGCGACATCATCCTTGTTGACCTGAGCCAATGGGCAACGGCAGTCAAGGGCGGCGGGCCGAAGCAAGCGGTATCGACGCACCTGTATTTCGACCGCGACGAACAAGCGTTCCGCGTGACCTACCGGGTTGATTCTCAACCTTGGTGGCCGTCGGCGCTCACTCCGTACAAGGGCACGGCAACGCAGTCTTGCGCCGTGACGCTCGCGACTCGCTCGTAAGCGGCGACATGAAATCAACGGCTATCCTTTTGGAGCGTTTGCAATGAATACCCGTCTGGCCGAGAAAATCAACATTGTCCCGGCATTCGCGCCTGGCACTGACATCGATACCGACGCCGCAGGCGATTGGGTCAGTCTGAAGCATTACGAGGGCTGCCTCGTGGTGTTTCACAAGGCAGCCGGCACTGCTGGCGATGATCCGTCCATTGCGTTGAATCAGGCAACCACCGTGAGCGGCACAAGCTCGAAGTCGCTCACGTTCAACCACATCTATCACAAGATCGGCGCGACGGCACTTTCGGCTATCGGCGTGGCAACCCGCGTCGATTTGGAGACGGCGACCGCTGACCTTGATTTGGTCTCGGTCAACAGTGTGGACCTGCTCACGGACGTTGGCGAAACGCTCATCATGGTTGACGTGAAGGCCAGTGACCTCGACGTGACCAACGGCTTCGATTGTTTGCAACTGACCATCGAGGGCGACGACCTGAGCAATGCGACGCTCGCGGCGGCTTACTACATCCTCTACGGCTCCCGATTCGAGGGCAAGACGCCTCCGACCGCGATTGCCAATTAAAGGACAAGCGACCTCCTGATACGGAGTTTTTCTTATGGCGAAAACAGTCATTCCGAATGGTGGACCGAACGACCGAGCCGTCTTGCAGGGGATGTATTTGTTTCCCGGCATCGTCGGCAACGTCTACTACGTCTCGTCCGCAACTGGTTCTTCTTCCGGGCCGGGGTGGGCACCGGAAAACGCTTACGCGACCATCGATCAAGCCGTCGGCGCATGCACCGCAGGAAACGGCGACGTTATCATCGTCATGCCTGGCCACGCGGAAACGCTCGCGGCGGCTGCTGGTGTTGACGTTGATATTGCGGGCGTCACTATCGTCGGCCTGGGCTACGGAAGTAACAAGCCGACCATCACGATGGGCACGGCAACGACCGCGACATTCAAGGTCAACGCCGTGAATGTCGTAGTCCGTAATTTGCGATTCGTCAACAACATCGATTCCCTGGTCAAGTTCATCGACGTGAACGCGAACTATCACACGATGCTTGATTGCGATTTCGTGACGAGCTCCACCAAAGAAGCGATGAGCTTCATCAATCTGGCGACCACGAAAGACTACCTAACGGTCAAGGGCTGCCGATTCGAGCAACCGTCGGACCCGGCTGGCACCGATGGAGGCGCGGACACTGGCTGCCTCTACTGCGTGGACTCCGAGTACATCACGTTCGAGGATTGCCACTTCAACGGCAATTTCGAGACCGCGATTTTCCACAACCGGACGACCAAATGCCGCTATCTGTGGGTCAAAAACTGTTTCGGCATCCAGGCGCTTGCGGGAGCCGAGCCGTTCCAGTTGGTGGCCGACGTTGATGGCGGCGTTTTCGGCGGGCAGTTCTTGACGCCAGCGGAGGGCGCGGCAGAGGAGGCAACGCTTGTCGGCACCATCGGCGACAAGTTTTTTGTCAGCCCAACGACCGGATTTGGCAACGACGGCGCAGCCGGCGGGCAGGGTGCCATTATCGTCGCCACGGCGAGCTAAGGCGGTGAACGATGACGGTTCGACTAATTGGATTCAAACGTTCGTACCTGGGCCTATCGGGAGACGAAAAGCCGGTCACGACCGACGACGACACGGTACCGTTTGGCTCCACGTTTCATGAGGTCGATACGGACAGGGTAGCAACGTGGGACGGAACGCGATGGGCAGTCAAGCCAACTGATTTTGCATTGCTGGACAGGCTTGATTCGATCCTCGCCGAGCTTCGCGAGATCAAGGAACTTCACACGGCGATTGCCACGGAGATTTGACGTATGTTCGGAAATCTGCCGTTTTTCAACAGTCAAAAAGGATCGGAAGCGAAACCCATGCTATCCGATGATCGCGGACTACTCACGCAGCCGGCGGGCGGGCGATGGTATCACACTGCCAAGCAAGGCAAGTTGTTCACGGGCAATTCCGCTGCCGCTGGGCTCGTGCTCCCGATCTATTCCAACACGGCGCAAGTGTTCGGCATCTGGAATCCTGCGGGATCGGGCGTCAATGCGGTCCTCGTCAATCTTCGCATGACCTACGTGGACACGACCGGCGCGGCTGGCGGCTACGTGCTCGGCTTGCTTCGCGATGCAGGCGCGGCGGTTGGGACGGCGGCGCCAATCTCGGCATTCACGCGAACGACTCCGGAACGCGGATTGTTTGGCGCAGCGACGGGCGGCAACAAGGTGCTTTTCACCGGCTCGGCTGCAACGGTCACGACCGGCCTGATGGTGATTGGGCGCAACCTTGGGCTGAATCAGTTGGTGACGACCGCGGCCGATGCAACCACGGTGCCCTGGACGATGAAGGAAGATTTCGACGGTGAAATTTCCTTGTCTCCTGGCAATGCGATGTTTGTTGCGGGCAACATTGCCACGCTGAGCAAATGGGCCGTCAGCCTGACGTGGGCCGAAGAGCCGGTCTAAGGACGGGTGCCATGATCGCAACAAATGGGCCGGTCCTAATCACGGCGGCGACGGCGAACCCGGTCACAACGGCAGAGGCAAAAAGCTACTGCCTGATTGATGGATCGGTTGATGACACGATTATCGGATTGTTCCTCACGGCGGCAACCGACTACGTGCAGCGGCGATTAGGTCAGCAGTTGATGCCGGCAACGTTTCGCGAGACCTGGGACGATTTCTGTGGTGAGTGGGACTCGTTGACGCTCAATAGGACGCCGGTTTCGTCCGTGTCATTCGTGAAGTATTACGACACGGCTGGCACGTTGACGACGGTTGATAGCGGCGACTACTGGGCGGACCTGAACGGAAGGCCGCCGCGAATCATGCCAACGGCATCGTACACATGGCCGACGGTGCAACTAGGCAGGCCGGAATCGGTTCAGGTGCAGTATGTGGCCGGATATGCAAACGCGGCTGCGGTTCCGGAGGCAATCAAGGTTGCAGTCAAGGCACTCGTGAAACATTGGTACGACCTACGCGGTCCCGTAATCACGAGCGGCGCGATTCCCAAAGAGATACCGCATTCGCTCGAAGCGATCCTGAATTTGTTTGATTCGACCGGGTACAGGTAATGGCGCTTACGACTGCACGCGAGATCGACGTAACAAACGCGATTGTAGCGGAAATCAACAGCGTAATTCAGCCAACATCGGGGCTTACTTTCGCGGCTTTGCGGGTTTGGTCGTTTGGCTTCACTGACGGTCAATTGGCAACGCTGAGAGTGGTAGCGAGGCCAATTGACACGGAGAAAGAGGGCGAGGCGAGGCAGGACGAGCAGCACGATTACGAAATCCAGATTGGAGTTTTCAAGTTCGTGGCTCGTTCCGATGTGACCAACATCGATAGCTACTTCAACTTACTGGTGACGATTGCAAAGTTGTACCCGTTAGATCGGAAGTTGGTTGTAGGAGGCGGCACGGTAACGGCAATCGATAACAGGTTTTTTCCGATGTATCGGCGGTCTGACAAGATCATGGACAACCCGGATTCGGCGACAACGAGATTTGAAGGAACAGTCCAGATCAAGTTCAGAGAGTGGGTGGCTGAGTGATTACCTTCACGATTGACCAGGCGAAAGGGCTTTTTTTTGATCCCAAAAAAATCCTTGATCCTGCCGAGAAAGCCACGCAACAAATGCTGTCGAAATTCGGCGGCTATGTCAAACGCACAGCGAAGAACAGCATCAAGACGAGCGAGGAATTTTCCAAGCCTGGACAACCGCCAAAGAGCCGCGGCGGGAAAGTGCGATACAAGGACTTCGTTTTTTACGTTTACGACCGGGCGTTGAAAGAGGTTGTTATCGGCGCTGTATTGCTGCCGAGAAAAACATCAACCAAGGTTCCGCAGGTTCTTGAGTATGGCGGCACCAAAGAAGCAAATGAGTTCAAGGGGCGCGTGCACAAGAAGATTGCAACGAGCCAGACCGAACGGCCGCACATGAGGCCAGCATTTGACAAGGCAGTTAAACGGTTGTTGCCTGAGTTGATCGCGAACAGCATCGTCAAGGGCTAACTGAGGGAGCGATAAAAATGCCGTCAAAAAAATCAGGGACAACCGGCCAGCTATACCGCAACACCGGGACTTGGGCGTCTCCGACTTGGGCCGCTCTCGCGGTTCGTGACTTGAAATTCGTTGACAAGCCTGCGGCAATGTTCGATTCAAGCGACCGGACCATCACGGTCAACACGATGGTTCCGGTCCGGTTTGTTTGGGAAATCGAGTTCGAGTTTATCCACGACTCGACCAACACTGGCCTTGTGGCGCTCATCACGGCGGCGCAGGCAGGAAGCGTAATCGAGTTGCTCGTTACTGACGACGCAGTTGCCACAAGCGGCACCAAGGGCTTGCGTGCTGAGTGGGCAATCGAGTCGGGCTGGGATAACGACATGAAATTGCAAGACGGCGAGCTCGTGAAAATGAAATGTGCTCCGCACGGCAACTACACTAACGCGCCGGTGCGATGGACTACCTAGTAGGAGACTGAATCAATGGCGGACATTACCGTTACCGCTGCGAGTGTTGCGCAGTCCACGAATGCGCAGGTCAACAATTCGCACAATGCTGGCGCGACCATCACTGCCGGGCAATCGGTCTATCTCAGTGCGTCGAACACCTGGCTACTCGCGCAGTGCGACGGCACGGCGTTGGAAGCTGGTAGCGGCACGTTTGGAATCGCCTTGCATGGGTCGTTGTCTGGTCAACCGCTGGCAGTGCAGGTCGCTGGCACCATCACGATTGGCGGCACTGTGGCTGCCGGAACGCCGTACGTCATCTCGGCAACGGCTGGCGGCATCGCGCCTTTCGCGGACCTTGGATCGACAAACAAGGTCACGTTTCTGGGGTTCGCGTCCACGACCGGCGCAATTGATATGAGCCTGAAAAAATACACCGGCGTTGCGATTGCGTAGGGAGTTTCTTGTATATGGATTTGGTCTCCAAAACATTCAAGGACGACCTTGGGCGGCCGTGGACTATCGACATTACCGCGGGGACGATGCTTCGCGTCAAGTCGTTGACGGGATTTAGCTTTGACTCGCTCATCCCGCCGCTTGACGCAAAAGAAAAGGGCAACGAACTCGCACCTATCGAATCGTTCATTGACGACACGGAGCAATTTTTCGGCGTGTTGGTCGCGATCCTGAAACCGGCAATCGAAAAGGCCGGGATCACGGACGAGCAATTCCTGGATGGCTTCCGCGGCGAGGGTACGACGTGCTGCGTTGCGTCTTTCCTGGAGGCGCTAGGGGATTTTTTCCGGAATCCCGCGAAGAGGACAATTCTTCGCGGGATGGCAGCGAAGTGGAAGGCGATGCGCCGGGCGGAGACGACGGCGAGGGCGAGACAGGACAAGATTCTAGCGGAGATGACGGACGAAAAGATAGACGCGATGGTCAACGCGGAAATAGACCGGAGCATCGCCGAACAATCATCGAAAACTGTTTCCGCCTCGCCGGTCTAGTTGGTGTCGATCCATCGCCGTTCACGATGCGCCAGCTGGTGTGGATGGCAAACGGTCGCGAAGAATCCGAATGGTGGCGAACGTCCCACCTCGAAGCGTTCGTCGGGAATTTGTTGCGGTTCTCACAGTCTGCGCCGGTATGGCAGCCGAAAGACATCAATCCTTTTTACCGGAACGACAGGCCGCTTGAAAAGAAAAGCATGCGTGATCGTATGGGCGAATTTTTCGCAGCGCATCCAGAAATACCAGTCCAGAAAATGCGAATGCTTCCCGATGGCACCTGGGCCGAAGTGAAAGATGGCGAAGAAATCCAGCATTGAAGCCGGTCGCGGGCATGTGACGCTAGGCGTCGATGACGGCCCGCTCGTGCAAGGACTGCGCCGCGCACAATCGACAGTCCAGGGTTTCGGCGCACGCCTCACGGGGATTGGCGCGACTATCTCCGCGGCTGGCGCGGCGTTCGCGGCTCCGCTTGCCGCGGGCATTCGCTCATTCGCAACCTACGAGCAGGCGCTTGCCGACCTGCGCGCCGTCGCCAATCCAACGGCTGAACAATTCGGATTGATCCGCGACAAAATCGAGGAAATCGCACTGGCAACCGGCGTTGCGCCGGAAGAGGTTGCTACTGCGTTCACGGAACTTTTTCGCGCTGGCAATTCGCTTGACAGAATCCTCGGCGGACTTGCGGAAACGGCTATCCAGTTCGCGCGGGTTGGCGGTCTGCAAATGGGGCAGGCTGTGCTCGTGCTGTCCGACGCGATGAACGTATTTGCGGGCGAGGGAATGTCGGCGGCAAGAGCTGCTGATATTCTCAATTCGGCGGCCGATTCCGCGACCACAAATATTGCTCAAGTCTCCGAAGCATTTTCCACCGGCGCTACGCCGATGGCTCAGTTCAATCAGACGATGCTCGATACGGCGACCGCAATCGGCATCATGGCGAACATGGGCCTAAAGGGAGCCACGGCAGGCACAGCATTAAAAACGCTTATGTTGCGTCTGGCAACTGGCGTAGGTGAAGCTGGCGAGGGCGGCGGCGCTAACGAGGTCAGTGAGGCCATGCAGAAAATGGGCCTCGTGACTCGCGACGCACACAACCGAATGCTGCCTCTGCCGGTCATCCTCGACAACATCCGGGAGAGTTTGCGGCAGTTCTCGCCAGACGAACAGGACCAGCTGTTAAAGGGACTGGCTGGCACACGCGGCATCCTCGGTTTGTTGCCGCTCGTGCGTGCTGGCTCGCAAGGGTTCCGAGACTTCCAGGACAAGATGGAGGGCGCTTTAACGACTGACCAGAAATTTGCGATCATGCTTGACACGCTGCAGGGCTTGTTCAAGCGGCTAACGGTGTCGGTCAGTATTTTATCGTCTTCGATTGGCGAACATCTCGCACCACTCTTGAGAGAGATCGGGGCCGAGGTTCTTCCTCTCATTTCCGGCGTCCGGCAATGGATCAAGAGCAACGGCGATTTAGTCCGGTCGTTTGCTGTTGCAGTTGCAAAGGTCGTTGTGATTGGCGCGGCGATAACCGGGCTAGGTGGTATTTTCTATGCTCTTGGCTCGGTGTTCGGATTCGTCGCGTCAATTTTTTCTGTCGTGTTTTCGCCAATCGGAATCGGCATTGCGGCGCTTGCAATAATTATCGGCGTTGTGGTCTCGCTTCTCGGCAAGTTCATTCCGACGGGGAAAGAAATATGGCAGCACTGGGGCGATATATTCCCATCGATGCCAAGATGGTTTTCCAAAATGGCTGACGGATTCGACCGGGCCGTTACCACGATGAAAGAGTCTTGGGGCGGCATCAAGGACGCAATCGCTGCGGGCAATCTTGAGCTGGCCGCAAAAATTGCGTTCATCGGCGTTGAGGTCGCATGGCTTGAGTTGATGAGTGGTATCCGTATTCCGTGGGATGCGACGGTGCAATTCTTGTCGGAGGCATTCATCAAGTCGATTGCCGGGCTCAAGCTCGCCTGGGCTGGGCTGGCGATGCACTTGAAAATCATTTGGTCCGGAGCGGTCAACGGTCTGGCGTTGGTGATTGATGAGTTCATTACCAAAGTAAAGGTCGGCTGGACTGCGGCTGTTATGTTCTTCAAACTTGGTTGGGAGCGAATGGTATTTACGGCGCATGTTGCAATGATTCGTATCGCCGGTTTTGCGAATCCATTACAGAACACCGACAGGCTAATTGAAGAGGCGGCAGAGACCAGCCGAAATCGTACCGCAGAAATTTCGGCCAACGAAGGGCAAAGAATCGACCGGATTCAGAATGAATTCCGTGAGCGCGCCGACATCCTCGCCGGCAACTTTCGACAGGACAGGCGAGACGCCGAAGCGGAATTCAAGCAGCAACAGGCCGACATATCACGACGAGCCGAAGAAGACCTGGCGAATACTCGATTTGTTGGGCCAGAGGTCGAAGCGCGTGACAGACTTCGCGAGGCACGCATTGAACTACACGCCAACATCAAGGAGGCGGAGAGCCAAGCGATTGCCGCGTGGTTTGCGCGTGAAGTGGAAAAAGTGAATCGGCAAATGAGGGACGAGGCCGGTCGCCAGCAGCAGCAAGGCCAAGAGGACGAGGCACGCGGCGGCGCAGGACACAAGGCCGCGGCCGTCGGCACGTTCGATTCCGCCGCTATCGGCTTCCTGACCCGCGCCAACGACCAACCCGTCGTGGCGGCTGTAAACAACGTAGCGGATCAGTTTGAACAACTCCTTCGCATCAACAGAAACATGGACCGGCTGAACGAGGGAATACTAAACCGCTTGCTCGGCATGGAAGGGCTGGTGGTGACGTAATGGCAATCGTGCGCGAGCGACCGAGGCAGACGGTTAAAGAGCATTGGAGCGATCCGGCTTCAACGCGAGAATACGCGATTACTGACGCGCCGACTCGTGACATTGCGTTGGCGGCCGTGCAGTCAGTTATCCCTGCGTTCGACGTTGTTAGCGGGCGTTCGCGATTTTACGAGAGCACGGACCTAAAGGAATTCGGCGGCGGGTGCTGGGACGCTACGGTACATTACGGGAAAAACCCTAACACCATAGAGATGAATTTCGACATCGGCGCGGGCACAGTCAAGGCCGTCGTGTCGAAAGCCACAACAGGATACTACGACTGTCAGCCGTCGGCTCCGCAAGGGCTGAACGAGCTAGGCGTTGATTTTCCGGACTTCAAGCGTGGCGTTGGCTGGAATGGGACATCGTTTGACGGCGTTGACGTAGAGACGCCGAGGATGGAATTTTCGGTCAACAAGAAACTGCGTGCGTCAACGTTGAACGCCAACTACTTGACGCAGTTGTTTGCGATGGCGCAAACGGTCAACGATGCCGATTGGTCGATTGCCTGGAAAGGGCAAGTCCTGACGTTCCTTCGCGGAACGTTGCGGTTTCGCGGCGCACGCATCCGGCAGGATTCCGACGACAATCTCGACGTGACGTACAACTTCGTGTACTCACGCGGCACATGGGAATCGGACAACATCCGCATCGGTGACAGCGACGTAATCGAGAAGCTGGGACATGAATACTTGTGGGTTTATTTCGAGGAAGGCACCGAGGCGGGTCGCAAGGTAAAATTACCTATCGCGGCCTACATCGAGAAAGTTTACGAATACTCAAACTTTGATTTTCTGCTACTGTAATGGACCCATTTCAACCACTCAACCCTGGCGACAGATTCCAACCATCGGCCGCATGGTATAACGGCACGCTGGACACAATCAAGGACCGTCTACGCGGCCAGCAAAGCGACCCAGGGCCGTCCGACAACATGCGGCCGGTGTTCATCAAGAACAACAGCGGCATTGCGTTGGAAATGTTCGGCATCGTCGGCATCACGACGCCGGTAATTGCGCCGCCAACGACCGAACCGGAAGCCGTCAGCGAAGACGATTTGCAGGAAATGGAGTCGAGAGCGGCGAGGCTGGCGCAGCGGGTGCTTGACGCCGAGGCGAGTCTTGAAGAGGAACGGCAAACAGGAACGCTTGGCACAACGGCGAATCTTGAGGACCAGCTCGCGTCTGCACAGGCCGAGGCGAGGGCGGCGCAGTTGCTCTATGATCGGGCTGCCGGAAACGTCGCTGCACCGCCGCAAAACCTCGACGACGAAACATTCAAGTTCCATCCGGTTTTCAATTCGCAATCGCCAACGCAGGCCGGCGAGTTCGCTATTCTGCAAGAGCCGTGCGTTGTCGATGGGCTGGCCGAAGCGTTGATGGCTGGTGTAACGTGGGTGCAGATAAAAATATCGTCCACGTCGGACGAATACGCACGGCCGATAAACGGCGACTACGAGAAACTTCTTAGCCAATCGACTGCGAGCGGCGTCAAGATTCTGTGGAAGGAACCACGGGCGGCGGCTGGCGTTGTGGTGTGGGCGTGGGTGTCGTTTGATGGGACGCGAACGCCGATTGCTTATTTCGTCGAGTGCACGGCCAACGGCAGCACTGAGACGGTTGATAACGGTGCGTTATACCGAGGTCAGCTCAAGAGACTGGACCGAAGCAGCGTAGGCGTTTATTCGTACACCGACATTGCCAATGTCGCGATGTTGCTGGCCGATTACAACAGCACGCCGGTACTGAATGTTGACTATCCGGCAACGCCTCTCGGAATGTCGTCTACTCTTTATTACGTGTCGAAAACCGGCAGCAACGCCAACAACGCATTGCCGGCCACGTCTGATACTGCGTCGAATTATTGGATTCTGACCCGCAACAACCTCGCGTTTGTCTTTGCCAATCCTGGGTCGTTCGCGTGGTCTAGCGGCGCTGAATA